GGCACCTGAAGAAAAAATTATTTATGCATTTCACAATAGAATAATTGACTGATGTATAAAAGACTTGAAAACGTAAAGACCGAATTAGACCATTTCAGAACAAATGGAGTTGAAAGAGGCAAGGATATAGGTTGGACTTGGGAACAATTACCACTGACTATAAAACTAAAATGTACTACTTTTATTGGAGCAGCTCCTGCGAGTGGTAAAACGGAATGGTGGTTTGAAATATTAATCAATTTAAGTTGTTTGCACGGATGGAACCACGTAGTTTATTCTCCTGAGACTGGCGATTCTAAAGATATATTTTCAGAACTTTGTCATAAATACATAGGAAAAAAGTATGTTAACGGTGAAAATTCGATGAGTGAAAGCGAAAGAACACGTGCAGAATATTTTATAAACGAACATTTTATAGTTATTGACCCAATAGATGAAGATTTAACCGTAACAGAATTTTATAAAATAGTTGATAATATCGAAAATGATTTGAATATAACGATTCACACAACGACAATTGACCCTTGGAATGAACTAGCAGAGCAATTTGAACCGAATGATTTGGGACGTGAAGATAAATATTTGAGCAGAATTTTAGGATATGCACGTAAAAACGCCCGAAAAAAGAACCGACATAATTGTATTATAACGCACGTTAGGGACCAGCAACCCGTAACAAAAGACGGAGTAACATATTACCCACCACCAAGCGCAAGAGATTTAGCAGGAGGTCAAGTATGGTTTAGAAAAGGTTTATTAATGATAACACTTTGGAGACCACCTGCAGGAATAGCAGAGAATGAGAGCGGTTATTTTGCTGAGAATGAACTTCACGTTAGGATAGCGAAATCCAAACCAAAAGGAGTGAGTAAAAACGGAACTTACAAAATGTTTCTTAATATTGAAAAATACCAATATTACATTAAAGACTATTCAAACAAAGAAATTTATGCAGATAGAAAAAACCACAATCAAAAAGCAGTCACTGAATTAAAGAATTTTTCAGAGTCTTATCACACTTTAAACAATCAAAATTTACCTTTTTAAATAAAAATTATGGAATATTTAGATATAATAAACGCACAAACAAATATCCTGGCGATAATCGAATCATTGAAATTTACTGTTGATGAATTGAGGGAAAAGAACCCTGAACGAAAAGTATTTATTCAAGGAATGGAAAAACACCTTCGCCAAATGAATGAAACATTTTTAATATTTAAACAACAAAGCAAAGAATTCGATACCTTGCAGAAGATGAATTTCAACTTTCATAAGGAAAATATGGAGTTAAGATTTGAAATTGAAAAATTAAAGGAACAAAACACGAATTTAATAAATGGAATATGAGTAAAAAATGCAAGGAATGTAGACAACCATTTGAACCGAGATTTTCAACTTTAGAAAAATATTGTTGGAACAGCGACTGTAAGCTAATTGAAGCCCTACAAAAACTCGAACAAAAGAAAAAAAACGATTCAAAGGAATGGAGCGAAAGAAAATCAAAGCTGAAAAAAGATATGCTTACTTTACAAGACTATCTTAAAATTGCTCAACAAGTTTTTAATAAGTGGATAAGACAAAGAGATGAAGGATTGAATTGTATAAGCTGTGGTAAAGCAATTAAAGAGGGTAATTGTGACGCAGGTCACCTATGGAGTGCAGGAGGACACGCAAACGTGCGATTTAATGAACTTAATGTAAATAGTCAATGTTCTAGACCTTGTAACAAAGATTTAAGCGGAGACCCGAATAATTACAGAATTGGATTCATACGAAAATACGGAATAGCAAAACTAGAATATTTAGATAGTATTGCACACGCTGAAAAAAAGTACAGCATTGATGAGCTAAAAGAAATAATCAACATTTATAAAAATAAATTAAAATAAGTATTGTTTATATAAAAAGAAAGTTTATATTTGTAGAACAAAACTAAAACAAGTCATTATGAGTACAGAAGAAAAATTAAGTTTTGATGATTACTTGGAAATCTCAAATCAAAACGCAGTTAAGGAAGTAGATAACTTAATTGATTTACCAAAAGCAAGCGGAATTTACCACAAGCTGCATTTAGCTAAGCAAGAAATAGGAAAAATTAACAAATCTGCGGATAATCCATTCTTCAAAAAAAAATACGCTGATTTAAACACTATTTTAGATGTCGTTGAGCCGATACTACATAAATACGGTTTAATACTCTTACAACCGATTAAAAGTGGGTTAGTGCAAAGCGTAGTGATTGATATTGAAACGGGAACTGAAATAGTATCTGAAATTAAACTACCAGAAATTACAGACCCTCAGAAATTAGGTGGGTGTATTTCGTATTTTAGACGTTATTCTATTCAGTCACTTTTGAGTTTATCAATGCAGGATGATGATGGTAACGAAGTAGCTAAACACGTGAATAAACAACCGATATCGAACGAACGTTTTGAGAAGGCTATTATCGCAGTAAATGACGGAAAGGCAAAAAAAGAAGATTTATTTAAATTTCAGTTAACCGATTTGCAAAAGTCAGCATTACAATTATTATGAAAGATTTACTATTTAGATGCAGTTCGCTAGGAAAGCTGATGACGGACTCACGAAGCAAGTCAGAAACATTGTCAGAAACGGCAAAAAGTTATATTCAAGACTTATTTAAGGAGCGTGAACTTGGTATTTATAAGGAGTTTTCGAGCCGTTACACTGATAAAGGCTTGGAGATGGAGGACGAAGCTATTCAGTTTGCCTCAGAGGTCTTAAATTGGGATTTTGTAGTTAAGAATGAGACGAGGTTTAACAACGATTGGATAACGGGCGAGCCTGACATTAACACGGATTCCTTACTTGCTGATATAAAATGCAGTTGGAACGGTAGTACGTTTCCTTTATTCGACGAAACGTTAAAGAACAAAGATTACTATTGGCAATTGCAAGGTTATTTGATGCTTACAGGACACGATACAAGCGAACTTGTATACTGTTTGATGAATACGCCCTTACAGATAGTAGAAGATGAAATACGTCGCCAGCATTGGAAATTGAATTTAATCGAAGAGGATTTAGAAGTTCGAGACGTTATTCAGAAAATGCACAATTTCGACCACATACCGGATGAATTAAGGGTAAAACGTTTTATCGTAGAAAAAGACGAAGCCGCACAAGAAAAAATTAAAGAGCGTGTAGAGGTTGCACGTGATTATTATCAACAGTTAAAAAATAGATTATTATGAAAATTGAAGGGTTAGTGTACAAAATTGGCACAAAAGAGGTTAAGAGTGAGAAATTCACTAAGCAGGATGTAATTTTAGAAGTTGATGAAGGACCATACAAGCAATATTTATCAATTCAATTTGTGAATGATAAGTGCGCCTTACTACAGAATTTAGCAGTAGGTAATAAGGTAGGTATAGAAATCAATATTAAAGGGCGTTTATGGACGAATGCAGCAGGTGTTGAAACTTGTTTTAATACTTTGGAAGGTTGGAAGTTGGACGTTTTAGATTTGAATAACGCTGTGACAAACGTGCCTATTCAAAATGAATTTGAAGAAAACCAGGATTTACCTTTTTGATAACAATAGGGGCGTAAAAACCCCCCTTTAAAAAATAAAATTATGACAGATAAACAATTTATTATTTATGTAGTTTCATTAGTAATATCTATTATTTCATTGGTAATTAGTATTTGTGTAATTATTTAAACTAAAATTATGACAGCAGTAGAATGGTTAGAACAACAACTTTTTAACAAACTTGGTAAGTTCACAAAGGGAGATATTGAACAAGCCAAAGAAATGGAGAAGCAACAGATGGAAAGTGCTTATTTAGCTGGAGAGGCAAAAGATAAGCAATACTACAACGAAACCTTTAAAAACACAATAAAATGACAGCAAAACAACTATCTAAAGTAAACAGTTTAGCAAGGGAAATGATACAACATCATTTGCTTACTGAGAATATCACATTAGCGAAGTTTTCCAGAGATGCAGGATTGAGTCAGAATCAAATTTGGCTATATTTAAACGCTGAAAATACGACTAAAGGACTTCACACAACAACACTAGAGAAAATCGGCAAATATCTATTAGATTATGAAAATAGCAATATTTAAAATAGGAGTTTTCATCGTAATTTGTGCGCAAGTATTCGCTGTATTTTGGATATTGAAGCCCGAAAAGAAGGTGACGAAAACACGGATAGAAAAGAAGGTGTACTACTATTTAGACCCTATCGACTCAGCAAACGATAAAAGCCTAAGTAACGGGAAGAGGAGGTACTACAATTATTTAGAATCGAAATGATTTATAACATCCGTATAGGCAAAGTTTTAATTTCGCTTATGCTTTGTTATTGAAAAATCATTAAAAATCAAATTACTTTTTATAATTCAAGAAAACAGAAAAAACAACACGCTACAAGTCACTGTTTATGGGCTTCTTAAAAAGTGAATTTTTCATTTTTACAAAGTGTGTTGATGAACTTTATACTTTGAGTTTTTACTTTTAAATTTTGAAAGTCATTTACTAAAGTCAACACTTTGGTTTTATACTTTGTAAAATAAAAAGTGCAATTCAAAAGTTAGTACTTTGACTTTATACTTTAGAAAATCAAAAGTCATTTTGTAAAGCCAGTACTTTATGTTTATACTTTGAAAATTGAAAAGTCATTTTGTAAAGTGTATGCTTTGACTTTATACTTTCAAAATTAAAAAGTGTTTTTGTAAAGTGATAAGATGAAGTGTGTACTTTCAATTTATACTTTCGTTTTTTCAAAGTGGTTGAGTAAAGTTTATACTTTGAAATAAAAACTTTTTGAACGCTCTGAAACGCCCTGTTTATAGGGGTTTTGAAAATTAAATTTAGCAAAAGTAAAAAGCAATTTGATTTTTTAATAAAAAACATTATCTTTCGAAAAAAACACGTGGAAAAGTGCGCTAAATATCTAAATGGAATACCAACCGAAGAGTGGCTAGCAACGATAATAACCGTAAAGTATAAAGAAGCCTTGATAGGTTATTCAATAGGCTTTAAAACGGATGCTATACCAACGATTTGCGTTCAAAAAAGTATTAACATTTGGAAATTAAAGCAGGAACTACGAAAACACGAAATAGGAATTTTAACAACAAAATCAATAGGACATTTGCACTACATTTATTTTTTACGTTATTCAAATGAAAATTAATACCTTTGCATTGACTAGTGTTTAGGTTTTGTAGCGCACAAGGGGAGTAGAGATATAACCTTTGTGCGTATTTTTAACATTAAAACGAACAATTATGAACAAAAAGCTAAAAGTAGCGTTAGGAATAAGCCTACTACCAATATTCGGAATAATCTTCTTTATTGATAGAGCAATGTTATTCTTTTTACCGTGGTTACAACAGTCTAAAATTACCACTTGGTTTGAGGGTCAAAAAGAAATGGCAAGTTCATTTACACGTGTGTTATCATTAGGAGTGATATTAGGCATTTATTGGACTGTTAGATTATTTATCTAAAATGGGGTTGAATAAGAATCCAATCGGGCTTGGTGACACAGTAGAGAACATACTTGAATCAACAGGAATAGCCAAAGTAGTTAAGAGCGTTATTAAAACGTGCAACTGCGGAAAACGAAAGGATTTATTGAATAAAATAGTACCGTACAGAAACACGAAAAAATGAAGACCGAAAAAGTAAACGTAAATTTTAGCTAATAAATGGTATTTATTTTGTATATTTGGTTATGAAAAAATATAATTGCAAGAATTGTAATAGTGAATTTGAAAGCAATAAAGGTTGTAAATCAAGAATACCAAAGTTTTGCAGTAAAAAATGTTCAGCTATTTATAATGTAGCACTTCCAGAAATAAAAGAAAAAATGTCACTTGCTAAAATTGGAAAGCCAGTTTGGAATAAAGGCGTAAAAATGTGGGAAGGAAAAGAACATCCAAGAGGTACAAAAGGAATGAAATTTCCTGAAAGGTCAGGAGATAAATGCCATTTTTGGAGAGGTGGGGTATCAACACAAAATGAATTAGATAGAAAATCAGCCCAATATAAAGAATGGCGAAAAAATGTGTTTGAACGAGATAATTATACTTGTGTTGAATGTAGAAAAATAGGATGCAAAATACAAGCTGACCATATAAAACCATTTTCAACGCACAAACATTTAAGATATAAATTGACAAATGGTAGAACACTATGTGTTGAATGCCATTACAAAACAGAAACTTACGGAGGTAAAATGTTAAAATATGCAAACACAATTAATTAAAATAAAAGACTTAAAAAACAATATGGGGCAAATATTAGGTTTACCTAAAAATCCTCGTTTTTTGAAAGATGATAAATTTATTAAATTAAAAAAATCATTACAAGACGACCCTGAAATGCTGGAACTACGTGAGGTTATTGCTTACGATAATAATGGTGAATTAGTTGTTATTTGTGGAAATATGCGCCTGAAAGCCTGTAAAGAATTAGGAATTAAAGAAGTACCTACAAAAATATTACCAGTAAATACAAGTGTTGAAAAACTAAAATCGTACACAATAAAGGATAATGTTTCTTTTGGTGAACACGATTGGAGTGAACTAGCGAATGAATGGGACACCGAAAAATTAGAGGATTGGGGATTGGATTTGCCGATTGATTTAACAGTTGAAGAACTTGAAGCCGAAGAAGATGACTTTGCAGTACCTGATGGCGGAACTGAAACGGATATTGTATTAGGAGATTTGTTTGAGATAGGAGAACATAGATTACTTTGTGGGGATAGTACGGATAGCGACCAAGTAGCAAAGTTAATGAACGGACAAAAGGCAGATATGGTATTTACAGACCCACCATATAAAATAGAAACTGAAGGAGGATGTAAGGGAAATATTGGGCAAGGATTGAGAAAGCAAGGAAAAGATATAGAATTTATAGCAAACTTTGAACCAACTGAATTTTTACAAGTATTGCCATTAATATTTGAAAAAAACAAATTGAACGCTTACATATTTTGCAATAAGGAACTTTTGCCAGATTATTTAGTATGGGCAAGGGATAGTGGTTATTCATTTAATGTGTTAATATGGAAAAAGCCAAATGCCATTCCAATAGGAGATTCACATAGACCAGATATAGAATATTTGCTTTTATTTAGAAAGTCTGCAATTTGGAACAACGGATTAAAGGATGTAAATTATTCAAGATGTTTGGAATTTGGTAGAGAAAGTGGATTGCATCCAACAATGAAGCCAATAGAATTAATTGCAAATGAAATGAAGATTAGTTCAAACGAAAATAGCTTAGTATTTGATTTCTTCTTAGGTTCTGGTTCAACAATGGTAGCATCACACCAACTTAAAAGAAAATGCTACGGTATGGAATTAGACCCTAAATATTGCCAAGTAATAATTGACCGAATGAAAAAACTTGACCCAACACTTGAAATTAAACGCAACGGCGAAATATTAAATTAACAGAACAAAAACAGAATGAGTAAAGAAGATTTAATACCATTTAAGCAAGGCGAAAGCGGAAATCCAAGCGGTAGACCAAAGGGAGCAAAGGGAAGAGCTACAATAGCACGCAAATGGCTTGAAGTAAATCAGTCGCTTAAAAACCCATTGACTGGTGAGAATGAAACGATGAGCCAAGAGGATTTGATGACCTTAGCACTGATAAAAAAAGCGAGAGATGGAGACACAAACGCATACAAGGCATTGATGGATTCAGGATATGGCGCACCTATTCAACAAATAGAACAAACGAACACCGAAATAGACCTATCCAACCTCACCACAGACGAATTAAGGGACTTATTAAACGAAGATGAATGAACGTAAGGAATACGCTAAACGAATGCTTAGAAATGAGCTTTCAAGACGTTCACTCTGGGAGTTTTGTTTGGCTTATGACCGTACTTTTTTCGTAAATAGACCGTTCCTTAAAGAAATAGCGGACGCTTTCCAAGAAATTGAAGAGAAAACAATCAAAAGTTTAAGCGTTTCAATGCCACCAAGAGCGGGTAAATCGTATATCACGTCTTTATTTTGTGCGTGGACAATCGGAAAAAATCCGACTAAGAGTGTAATGCGTAACACTTGTACAGCTACATTGTTCTTAAAGTTCAGTTATGACGTTAGAGCAATCGTTAAATCGGATAAATACCGCTCAATATTTCCCAATGTAAGCCTATCAGATGATAAATCAAATCTTCAAGGATGGAATACCAATACAAGTAAGCAAGTAGGGTACTTCGGTGCTGGCGTTGGTGGTACTATTATCGGGTTCGGAGCGTCAAACGTGGCTATAACAGATGATTTATACCGAGGCATTGAAGACGCATTAAGTGACACTGTAAACGATAGAATCAATCAATGGAAAGAAAGTACACACGATTCACGATTTGAAAGCGGTTGTGCAAGGATTGATATAGGCACTAGATGGAGCCTTAACGATGTTATAGGACGTAATATTGAGTCAAAGATATACGACAAATCAATTATTGTTAGTGCTATGAATGACCAAGGTGAGTCATTTTGTGAGGACGTATTGACAACAGCTGAATATATCGAAAAAAAGAAACGTACAGCACCCGAAATATGGGAAGCGGAATACCAACAGCAGCCAGTAGATATGAAAGGACGGTTGTTTAATAACCTTAATTTCTTATCAAAAGAGGAGTTTTCCGAAATAACGAAATCGAACCCTATTGAAGGTTGTCTTGGCTACGTGGACGTTAGTGACCAAGGCACTGATTATACGTCTGTTGCAATTTGTGCAATTGTGAAGAAACAGCTGTTTATTGTTGACTATTTAATGACTAGAGATAATACCGATATAACGATACCTCAAACGGCTGCAATGTTGGATAAATGGAACGTCAGTTATTGTAGGGTTGAATCGAATAGTATGGGCGCAATGTTTGAACGTCAACTTAGAACGCTAACAAGGACGAAAACACTACAAGTACATAACACGCAAAACAAAATAACACGCATAATAATGGCGAGCGCTCACATAATGAATTCTATGATATTTATACGCAATGGTGACAATCAATCCGAGCTATTTATCCAAAATGTACTAAGTTTTAGTAAGGAAGGGAAGAACAAAAACGACGATGCTCCTGACTGCTTAAGTGGATTATCTATATTTGTTCAATCAATGTTTAAAAAATTGTCTTAACTTTGCTTAAATTCTAATCAATTCAGATGGAGATAAATTTTTGGGAATCGTTTTTTGGCGTTAACAGCGGTCAACAGAACAGATTCATAAACCAATTCAATAGACTAAGACCTATACAAAACCAAGTATGGGGTGTAAAAAACGCCATTTGGATTGACACTAATAACGCTTGGGAGTGGTTTTTAACTATTCCAGAGTTCAGAGCCGTAATCGACAAGCGTGCCTCTATGATGAGCAGCAACATACCGAAGTTATACGATAAAAATAACGTTGAAATCACGGAGCATTGGTTTTTAGATATGGTTAATCGACCAAATCCCGTTCAAAGTTGGTCAGATATTGTTTATTCACTATCGGTTAATGATGCTTTATACTCAAATGCATTCGGATATTGTCCATTAAGAGCATTCAATCAACGTAATTTGTTCGTCCCGTTACCTAGTAATAAGATTCAGATACAAACGAGCGGCAAAACGCTTAAACAAATGGACGTGAACGGTCTTATTGACGGTTATAAATTCGAGTATGATGACAACGAAATTGAAACTTTGCCAATTGAAGATGTTATTTATTTAACAACTACTGACGGTATGAACATCATTAAACCTACAAGTAGAATCGATGCACTGAAATATCCACTATCAAACATTAAAGCAAGTTACCACAAGCGTAACGTACTGTTAGAAAACATCGGAGCAATAGGTATTTTATCGGCTCAGAACTCAGATATCGGTGGTGCTATTCCAATGACTCCCGAAGAAAAGAGAGAAATACAAAAGGATTGGTACAACCGTTCAAAAGACGAAATAATAATCACTGAAAGTCAAGTTAATTGGCAGTCGATGAGTTACCCTACACGTGACTTGATGTTATTTGAAGAGCTTACAGCTGACAAAATGGCTATTATAGATGCTTACGGAATGAACGCTAACTTATTCTCAAGTGAGAAAGGTAGTACGTTTAGCAACGTTAAGGATTCTATTCGTATGGTTTATACAGATACAATTATTCCTGAAACGCAGCAAATGTATGACTCAATTTGTCACCAATTAGGATTGGATAAAGAAGGCATACGTATAGAAGCGTGTTTCGACCATTTGCCAGTACTTCAAGATGATGAGTTAGCAGAATATCAAGCATTAACGGAGAAAGTGACGGCTTATAACCTATTATTAACTGATGGCGTTATAACTAAAGAGCAATATGCAGCTGAATTTGGATATACTTTAGAACCTATTGATAAGGCTCAAGCGCAACAAAACGGACTTATCCAAGCGCAAACAGAACTTAGAGGCACAGTAGGTGGTTTGAACGGTATAATCGCACTTAATACAGCGGTTGCAACGGGACAAATGACGAATGAAATAGCGGTTAATACCTTAGTAAATTATTATGGATATGACCGTATTGTTGCTGCATCAATGATAACGGCAACTCCCGAAACACCTCAAACACCACAAACGTTTTAACTATGAAATCAACTAACTACCAAACAAAAGGAGCAGCCGAAATAAAGGATATAAGCTCAGATAAGAGACAAGTAGCAATATACCTAGCTAAGTTCGATAATATCGACTCAGATAACGATATGATTAAGAAGGGTGCGTTTACCAAGTCTATATTAGAACGAGGTCCCGATTCAACAAGTAACCGTAAAATAGCATTCTTAAGATGGCACGATTGGGAAAAACAAATAGGTAAATTCAATCAAATAGGAGAGGATGAAATAGGTCTTTATGCTGTTGGTCAACTTGGTAATTCAACAATTGGAGAGGACGCTTGGAACGATTATAACGATGGTATTATACGTGAACATTCAATCGGTTTTCAATACATTCAAGATAAAATGAAGTGGATAGATGACAGCACATTACCTTCTCAAGGTTACTATCAAATATCGGAACTAAAATTATACGAAGGTTCTGCGGTTACGTTTGGAGCGAATAGCGAAACGTATGTAGTAGATGTAATGAAGAGCGAAGATAAGGTAGAAAAGGCGGTTAAAATCTCAAATGATATTGATTTGCTTATAAAAGGTCTCGCAAATGGTAAGGGAAGTGATGAACGCCTTTACGAAATGGAAATGAAATTAAAATATTTGAATAGTCAAATGCTTATACTCGCAAAAAGTGAACCGTTTGTAAAAGAACATTCGCCAATTATCGAGCCAATAACAGCACCGAAACTATTTGATTGGAGTGAAGTAATAAACAAATTTTAACTAAAAAAACAATTAAAAATGGAAAATTTAACACCAGAACAAGTAGTTGAAAAAATCAACACTAAGTTCAATGAAACTTTGGCTACAATGCCAACTAAAGGAGACTTTGACGGTCTTAAGAATGATGTAGACGCTCTAAAAGCATTAGAGGTTAAGTCTCAAGAAATCGAGAAAGCAATAGCACGTTTCGAGGGTAAAATGGAGGCTATCTCAGAAAAAGGATTCAAATCTGAGCGTAAGCCACGTTCATTAGGTGAGGCAATCTCTCAAGCGTATGTTTCTAACATTGACAAAATTAAGGAAACTGCTGAAAAAGGCGGTATGATGAGTCTTGAGACTAAAGCGTTGTACGATACGACTATCGATGGTGATTACACTGGTAACATCGCATTATCTACATTGGAGGCGGGAGTATCTAAAATTGCTCGTCCTATCATTAAGATACGTGACATCGTTAATATGGGTATCACTAACTCTAAGTTCGTTACTTATATCTCTCAAAAAGTTCAAACTGTTTCTGAATGGGTTGATGAAGCAGGAATCAAAATTTCGGGACAACCTTCTTACGAAGAAATCTCAGAAGAGGTTAAGAAAATCGCAGGAACAGTTAAGATTTCTAAGGAAATGCTTGCTGATTTGTCATTCGTTCAATCGGAAATCAATACTGACTTGATGGCTTCTATTGACCAAGCTATCGAAGATGCTTTATTGAATGGTGCAGTAGGTGGAATCAATGGTATCTTGACTAATTCAGTTACTTTCTCAGCTGGTACATTTGCAGGAACGGTTGTTACTCCAAACATCTCAGATGTTATTAGAGTGGCTATTTCACAAATACAAAATGCTAATTTCGAACCAACACACGTTGTTTTAAATCCTGCTGATGTTGCTGCAATGCAATTGACGAAGACTGCTACAGGTGAGTATACTTACCCTATGTTCTTGATGGACGTTAATAGAGTGGCAAACCTTGTTGTTGTTTCAACTACTAATATGGTTGCAGGTACTTTCTTGGTAGGTGATTTCACTAAATCAAACGTAAGAATGCGTGAGGCAATGAATGTACAAGTTGGTTATGTAAACGACGATTTCCAACGTAATATGGTGACAATTCTTGCTGAAGCTCGTTTAGTTCAATATGTTAAGGAGAACGATTATCCTGCATTCGTTGACGGGAATATCGCTACTGCAATTGCTGCTTTAGCTGTATAATAAAAATTAATGGGGGTTGAGTTCTTAGCCCCCCTTTTAAATTTGCACAATGGAAAAGAAAACTCGTAAAAAAAAGGATTTAAACGTTAAATTAAACGTTAACGATGCCGAAATAACAGTGAAAAGAGATATTGAAGGTGTAGAAATAGACCTGGATACTCGAATTATTGACGTGCATTATGAAAAGGATAGTGAAGGTGTTAGAGCAACTATTGAATTTGATGATAAAGTGATTTATGAATTTGAAGGTAACGGACAATCTAAGCACTTGCCTAAGGGCGTTTTATTCAAAATTAGCGGTGAGATGCTTAAGCAATTTCTAAAGAGAGGTTTCGGAAAACTAAAAAAATAAGTAATGATTGTAACTATTTCTGACTTTACTGGCAAATATCAACTAAGTACGGGGATGTATGATACTGTTAAATTGCAGGACTACATCGACAAGTACGAAAAGCGTTATTTAATCGAACTATTCGGGGCTAATTTATACACTGAATTTGATTCTGACTTGTTGGCAAACGTGCCTCAATCACCTAACTTTCTAAAGGTGTTCAAACCGTTTTACGAGAATTTAACGTTTAGACAGTTAATTATTTCAGATGGTATAAAAGAGATGCTTAAGGGATTTATTTACTTTGAATACTCGAAAGATTTAATTAACCAAATGACTCCTTACGGAAATGTTCGACCAATAAGTGAAAATTCAGAGCCAGTAAGCACGCTGTATTCAATGATTTATGCACGTTACAACGAAGCTATTCGAAGTTATAAGGCTATTCAAACGTACATACAAGTGAATATGAATGCTATAACGGGTCAAGTGGTAACGATTAGCTTATTGAATGCAGGAACAACGTATGTAGATGCTTTAAATGTTCCAACGACTGCTACGTTTGGTAGTGGTTTAACGCTTGATATTCTGACAGATGGTAGTTTAATAGAGTCAGGAAAAGTTAACGCAGCAGGCAGCAATTATCAACTTAACGAAGTGGTAACGGTTACGGGTGGTGATGGTCTTGGAACGTTTACGGTAACGTATATTGGAAAAGGTCATTTCAATACTTTTAACGGTTTTCAGAAACAAACAGCTTATTGGATATGATTAATGAACTATCAACTATTATTGCTAATGTTGTTTCTCAGATGGATTCAACTATTGATGGCACTTATAGTGACCCAAAGACGTTCACTTGTAATAGTAAATGGGCTAGAGTAGGGAAAAAAGTTACTAATGTAATTGGAGACGAATTTCTATTAACAGAGGTTGATTTTGATACGTTTATAATTGGCGAAAACATTGATTCAATAGCACTAGACGGTGTAATTAATTTGCCGCAACCGTTTTTTATTCACGGAACCAAAAAGGCAACTAACAGAGAATGGACTATCTTAAGTAACGATGTCACGGCAAAAACGCCAATTATTTGGCTGCTTGGTTCTTTGAATTACAAACAATTTGGGCGTGAAAGCACTATTGACATTGAAAGTTCAGTGCGTATCTTCTTTTTAGATGAGACCGATGTCGCTAATTACTACACTGCGGACCACATTACGCAAGTTGTTTACCCAATGGAGCAGCTAGCAAAAGAGTTTATTGAGACCATAAACAGAAATAGAAATTTTAAAACCATTGAAGATTGGGAGATTATCGAATTTACGAGGTTCGGTGTTGAACAAGAAAACGGAATGTTTCAAAACATTTTAGACGCAAATTTATCAGGGGTAGAGTTAAGAATTACGCTCACAAAGTATAAGGAAAATTGTAAATGTTAATTAATTAAAAAAACAAAAATTATGAGTATAGGATGTAATTGCGCAAGCGGCTTAAGCAACACTGGGAGACCAAATTGCGTACCGTTACAAAGCGTAACAAGTAAGTTAATAATGGTTCCATTGTTTGGAGCTGACGGAACAGCAAATTTTATAGATTTGACTTCACCACTTCCAAATTGGACTAGTTTAATCAACGAAGTAGATGCAACTAAGCGTTGGTTTCCATTACCAAACTTTGAAAATGTTGAAATGCCTAAAGCTGATTCTCAATTTGAAGAGGCAAACAGTGGTAGAATGGTATTTTTACGTCAAGGAAAGAGAAGTTTTGCAGGTGAACTTTGGGCTGATGATTCAACTCCAACATTATTGGGTAAACTTCAAAACAATCGTTGTGTTGATTTCGGTGTTTATATCGTTGACATTAACGGAAATTTAGTAGGTTCAAAAGTTGGTGATTCTTTGTACCCTATTGCTGTTGATAACCCTTCATTTAACCCAACATTCACATTTGCTACAGATTCAACTACGCAAAAAATTATGTTAGGATTTGACTTTGACCGTTTATTCGATGAGTCTACAATGTATATGATTACGCCAACTGAAGCGGGTATTAACTTCAATGACTTAACAGGTCTTATTGATGTGAATTTAACAGCTGTTACTATTGCTGCAGGTTCTTTGACTTTCACAGCTGCACTTGATTATGGAACGGCTTTAAACCCGATTACATACAGCGGTGCTTTGTCTATTGATTGGACTTTAACGGCTAATGGGGTTGCTGTAACGCCTTTAACGGTTACTGAAAGTTTGAGTACAATCGGTGAATATGTTGCTACTTATACAACTCCTGGAACTGGTGATGCAATGCTTTTAAGCGTATCTAAGGCAGGTTTTGACGGTGAAGTATCTTACACTGAAGTATAATGTACGTTCAAGTAGGGAGCACACAATTTGCAGTTGAGCAATTGACTGACAAATCGTTGAAAGATGCTTATTTGTTGTTCAAACACATCAAGCCCAACGTGGTTAAGGTAGCGTTTGAATTGGCTAATAAAGGTGTTAAAAAGCGTTCAACTAAGAAGTGATAACTATCTTTAGAAAGGATAAATTAGGGTGTGGCTACGGTTGCACCCTTTTTTTATTGTAACTTTGTGCTAATGGGGTTAATGGACACGGTTTTGGGTGATTTGATGGAGCGAACAATGCACATTTCTCAGCGTGAGATATGGTTTTACGTGTTTTCAGATATGAAATTCAAGACAAAAGTACTCGATTTTATACGTATTGACCAACTTTTTGAACAAGGAGTTAACGAAGATAATCAAGTTATCGGTGTTTATTCAGTACGTACACAGATGGAATTTAACCCCGAAAAGGTAGCCAATACACCTTATACACTTAAAGACACTGGCGACTTCTATAAATCATTTATGATGGAGGTTTTGCCTGACGGGATAATTATTAATGCAGACGGAATAAAAGACGATGGCACGGATTTACTTGAAAGATTTACGGACAAAATTCTCGGGCTTACTGACGAGAGTAAAATCAAACTTATCAAAGAGCTCAAAGAAAAATACTATACCGAAAGTCTCAGATTATTACGAGGCTATTGACGAACTCCCGTTGCATAATTGGATAAAATGTACATCGAACGAATTACAGTACGTTAGAAGAGATAAAAAAGGCACAGAAGAGGAAGATGTTGAAGCGTGGCAAAGGATTTATGATAGTTATATTTCAGAATATGGACTTTCAGATATGTACAAAAAGCTGTTAAACGCTATGAAGAAAAAAGCGTTGTTAGAAGTTGATTATATTGTGACAAGAGAACGTTTTAAATTGACAGAAATTGAAATGCAGATAGCGAATTTAGACGCTATGCTGAATAATAAAGGTAGTGGAGTGACAATAGAACAATCGTTAATTCATCTGAGTAAATGGTTAGGAAGTTGGATAAATGTAAAAGCAATTACAACAAAGGAATATTTTAATTTGATAGAAGAATATGGCAAAGAAAATAAGCGCAAGTGATATATTTCAAGAGGAGGATATATTTAAAGGTATAAAAGAAAGTGCTGAGGAAACGATAAAAAAGTTTACTGAAATTGATGCTGCATTAAAAAAAACTGCTGAAAATCTAAAAAAGGATATTGGTGGTGCTGATTTTGGCAACACAAAAGGCATAAACAACTTTGTTGCTGCTACTCAAAAGGCTACTAAAGCGCAAAAAGATGCCGTTGCTGTTGATAAGGTTGTCGGACAAGCTAAAAAGGAAGTAATTGCAGCTGATAAGGCTCTTATTGAAGTTGAAATTAAGAAACAAAAGTTAGCGCAGGAAACAATACGTACAAATAACGCTATTGCAAAGACGGAAAACGATAAAGCCAAAGCGACTGAAAAGGCAGCAAAAGCCGCTGTTGATGAGTCTAACGCTTATAAACAACTATCAAATTCTACGCGTGACCTTAAAAATGAGTCTAAAATGTTGGCTGCTGAAATGCTACATTTAGAACAAAACGGGCGCAAAAACTCAAAAGAATATAGAGACCTCGCAAAAACTTACAAAACAGTAACGGTTGCTGCAAAGGAAGGTGATGCACAGCTAAAGAAAATTGACGGCACAGTAGGGGATAATTTCAGAAATGTAGGGAATTATACTAAAGGAGTTGATAGATTAAGAAATGGCTTAGGGCAACTTGGATTAGCGTTTGGTATTGGCTCGATTGTAAAAGGAGCAGGGCAAACAATAGTTGAATTTGACCAAAAAATAGCCGATTTAGTATCTATTACGGGTGCGGGTGGTAAAGACCTTGCTTTTTATAAGCAGCAAGCCATTGAAATGGGTAAAGGCGTTCAAGGTGGAGCGGGTGCGGTTATTGAGGCTTATAAGTTAATCGGTTCGGCAAAACCCGAATTATTAGCAAATGCAAAGGCTTTAGATGCTGTTACTCAATCTGCAATTACTTTGAGTCAAGCAAGTGGAATGACTTTGCCAGATGCTGCTACTGCTTTAACAGATGCGATGAATCAGTTCGGTGCGCCTGCTGAAAAAGCGGGACAGTTTATTGATGCCTTAGCAAATGGAGCGTTATTGGGTAGTGCGGAAATCCCACAAGTAACCGAGGCACTGTTAAAATTTGGTGCCGTAGCAAAATCTTCTAATGTTTCAGTTGAGGAGTCTGTTGGTTTAATAGAAACACTTGCGGAAAAAGGTCTTAAAGGAGCAGAGGCAGGAACAGCATTAAGAAATGTGATGTTAAAGATTTCCGCTCCTGATGCTTTACCAAGAGAGGCACAAGAACGATTACAAGCATTAGGAATATCATTTGCAGATTTAAAAAATCCAGCTACTTCAATGGCTGATAAATTAGCATTGTTAAAACCATTATTAAAAGATAATGCCGCAATGGTAAAAGTCTTTGGAATGGAAAATACTGTTTCAGCGACAAATTTAATAGCGAATACAGACCGAGTTAAGGAATTAACTAAAGGAATGAGCGCACAAGGCACAGCGAGCAAGCAGGCGGAGGATAGAACAAAAACATTATCATTTGCCTTTAATGAATTAAAAGAAAGTTGGAACGCTTTAGTATTAAGCCTTTCAAGTGGTGAGGGTACAAGTGCTATTTTAGTTGATGGTTTAAGTTTTATTGCTAAAAATCTAAGCACAATAATTTCAGTTGTTGGCAAAGCTGCGCTTGCGTGGACTGCTTATATTGTTGTTCAGAAATCTATTCAAGCTGTTAATTTCGTTACTACGGGCGGTTTAAAGACCGTTGCAAGTGGAATGATGGACGTTTTTAAAGCTGGTAAACAAGCTGGAGAAGGTGCAAAAGTAGCGGGAGAGGGTGTTTCCAAAGCAGGTAAAGCAATGACGGCTGTTCCTTGGATGGCAATTATAGCGGTTGTTGTTGAATTAGGATTGGCGTTTTATAAAATGGCTTCGGGTGCAGATGATGCAGCGAGAGCGCAAAAGGGATTGAATGATGCTATTTCAGATGGTCAGAAATTTGGAGATTCATTAAACAAAACTATTGATGAAGATTATGAAAAAAGCAAGCGTAATTTAGACTTAAAAAAATCACAAGGAAAATTAACAGAAACTCAGTATAAACAAGAATTGCAGAACTTAAAAGAACTAAGATTAGGGCGAATAAAATGGGAGATGCAAATCGAAAAAGAGGAAAAAGCAAAAGCCAATAAAACAATTAAAGGCTTGAAAAAATACTATGATGCTGCAATGGCTACAATGTCTGTTTTTCGTTCAGATGAACAACTTACTGTTATTGCAAGATTTGAAGCAGCACAAGAAGAATTACGACAGTCAAATGAGGTTTTAAGCAAACTATACGCTCAAAAAAAATCTATTGATAATTTAGCTGTTGATGAAAAGATTCAAGAAAACACAGATGATAGAGCTAAAAATTCAGATAAATTAAAGGAGCAAACAGATAAAACCAAAGATTTAAACAAAGCGGTTGAGGATGAAATTGCATTACAAGAATTAAGAGCAGAACAGCAATATGCTCGTGAAGTTGCTGAAAAAGAGGCATTAGATGCTATTGATTTACAGATTGAAAAAGATGCCGAAGCGCGGAGATTAGAAGAAGAAATAATAGACGAGCAACGCCAGGAATACGATTTAGCACAAAAGAGAGCGAAAGAGGAGTCAGATGCAGCGGATAAAAAGGCAAAAGATGAAGCGGATTTATTAGCTCAACAACAGAAAAATCAAAAAACACAAGACGATTTAGTAAAGGCGGCGACTGATTTCTTTATTGCACAATCAAACAAAAAGATAGAGCAAATTGACAAGGAGATAGCAGCGGCAAATACGCAATATACGACACTTCAAACGCTCGCAGCAAACGGTAATATTAACGCAAAAGAAAGTCTCGCAGAACAGCAGAAAATCATAAATGAAGCCAATGCACAGAAAGCAAAAGAGTTAAAGAAACAGCAAAGAATTAAGTTAGCTGAATCGGTTTACTCAACTTACAATGCAAAAGTGGCTGCAAATTCTGAACACCCATTACTTGACACTATTAAAGACACTATGTTATTACAGCAGTTTATCGCAAGTTTGCCTACTTTTCACGATGGTACTGAGGACACTGGAAAGAATGGCAACGGAATAGATGGCAAAGGCGGATTTCACGCAATATTACACCCGAACGAACGAGTAGTTCCGAAGAGTTTAAACGAACAAATCGGAGGTTTATCAAATGAGGCACTTGCAAAGATGGCGAATGAATACCAAAACGGTAAAATCATACGCTCAAACAGTCAGATAGGCAGCTCTTTTGACACGGCAATACTTGTTGGTAAAATTGATGAGCTTACAAATGCTATTAAAATGAAGCCCGAAACAAATATAGGAATAGGCGAAATTACGCAATCAGTTATGGAAATCGTAAAGAGCACAAAACAAGGAAACACAACAACTTACAACCGTTATAAAGTTAGAAGATGAGACACTTTTTAAATGAGATTGAAATAACGCCTCGCAACCGTGAAGAAATCGGAGTAATTTCTGACTTTACAGATAACCCCGAAGTGCTTAAAATCAATGTGGATACTATAATTTTGCCCCGTGAAGCGTACGGAATCGTAAAAGACCATATCGCAACGTTAGGTTTATTTGAGGGAATTCCTTATAGAGTTCAGATGGCAAACGGAATTAGTTTAAACTATTATGTTGATTTGACAAGTGCGCCAATTTTCCGCAGTTACGAATGTGAGTTAAAAATACTACGTAGACAATCAGCAGATAAATTCTTTGAAGATGCAAATGGTACTTCCTTTGAGTTAATGTTGAAAAAAGGCGTTGTTTTCCCTCGTTTTCAAGTGCCGTATTTAGTTATAAAGGACAATCAAGCGGAGTTGGCAATTAGTTTAGCGTTGGGGCTTTATACAATGACTCAGGCGTTAATTTCTGCAATCAAAGATTTGGCGACAACGGTATCGCAAGGCGTTCAGGCAGGCACTCCGTCCGTTGGTGCAACTGGTCCCGTTATTGGACTTGGCGACATTATAAGCTACGTGCTTAACATATTAGCGCAAGTGATTTACATAGCAGCTTTATTGGTGGCGGTCACTAATCTTGGGCTTCAAATGTTCAATCTTATTTTCCCTAAAATTCGTTATTTGGGAGCGTGCAAAGTCAAAGATTTAATCGAAAAAGGCGTTAATTTTTTAGGATTTACGCTTGATTCAACTCTATTATCAAGTACAAATTTTACTATTGTTCCTGTTCCTTTGGTTAGAGGTCGTAAAGGAATATTCAAATTCGTTTCTGATGATTTGGTCGCTCCATTTAATAAAGGTGTTCCGAGTTCAAGTGACACTGTAAGCACGTTAGGAAGCCTTATAACGGCTGTTGAAACTACATTTAACGCACGCACAAAGGTTGTTGATGGCGTTGTTCAAATCGAACGTAGGGACTTTTGGCAAGATGTTACTTCGATGAACGTTGTCCCTGCTATGGTTATTCAAGCGGATAGACAAGACGAATTCAGCTACAATGCGGAGGACGTTTGGAAAAGATATTATATTCATTATAATTTGGATTCAATGGATTTAAACACGATGGATGAATTGTATGATATTCACGATGCCGAATTTTCAACTGAGCCCGTAAACATTGTTAATGCTGATTTGGTAACGATTAAGGGACTTCAAGACGTATCACCTCCCTTTTCTTTAGGACAACGAAAAGACGAACTTAACTGGCTTGAAAAGCAAGCAAAGACTTTGTTTGAATTAATTGACGAAGTGAGCGGAGTGTTTGGAGGAGGTACTAATTTAGCACCCAAAATTGATGCGAGAGTTGGTGTTATGGTTATTAGCCAAAACTTCTTTTCGGTTACTAAATTACTCTATACGGTTGCAGGAAAACAACCCGCTAATTTCAAGACTTTTGTAAGTGCAAAATCACTTTGGGATAAGTACCACTACATCAATCAAATTCAGTTAAACAGTTGGAAAATTAAAAGTTCAGTCAGACTGAGAATAATGGAGGAAGATTTCGTAACTTTGCTAAATAATAATTATGCAGAGATTGATGGCGTGAATTGTGAGATTCTTCAACTTGAATGGATAGATGAAAAGAGCCTTGCAACGATTACGTACAGAATACCTGATAATTATGCTAGTGGTAAGGTAACAACACTAACAATAAACGCTTAATATGGAAGAACAATTTAAAGAATTGAATAAAAATTTGAGTGATTCGCTTAAAAAACTTCTCGATTTAAACAAAAATTTGTTGAAAGACTTGACCGAAGAGCAGCAAAAAGCTGTATTGCCTATTCAAAATGATATAAATGCGGCGTTAAAAGCAGCAAAAGACGGAAATATATTAGCACTAAACGAAATTCAAAACAAATATGCCAGTACAAATATTCAATAAATCTTACACTGATATATTCGGAAATTCGCTTGGATATTACAGAATGAATGCAGGCGACAAGGTAAAACTTGCGCTAACTTTGCACACTACAATTAGGTTTACTTCGCTTACAAACCCATTATTTTTAGATTGGACAACAAACACAATTACTTCTGCTTCACAAAGTTGGATTGAAGAGGGTTTCAGAGCAGGCGACACTGTAACTATAATTATTTACGATGTCAATGGTATACTGTTTAACACGTTTACAGCAACTATTACCTATGTAGATGGAAGTATTTGTACGCTTAGTGCGGCTACTTATTGGTACGACAATACAGCTCAACAATTTGTAACCATTTCGGTCACTTCAAGACGAAGAGCAACGTTAGAAGTGTTACTTAATCACGTTTTGAATTCAACTGCAGGAATGCCTTTCTCGCTTATTGATGGTGAAAGTACTCGAATGAAGTTTGAAGGAACGGATACGCTTGCTGTTGCGGGTGTAATTAATGGAGTCGAGATAATTAACAAGTCAGGTCAATATTTGACAAGTAGTAAATTGACAAGACAAGCTGATTATTCTGCAAATGAAAGTTCTTTTTTGCTTGAGTTAGAATTTATTCAAAGTGGTATACGGAATTCGGGTTGGTTTTTCACAGCTGAATGTTTAAAAGCATACGTTAAGTTAGAATGGGCTTCTTTGGCAGGCGAACCGTTCGCAAAGTCAGTAAGTTTATTAAATGAAGCTGGCGACACTGGTTATTTTGACCAACCATTTAATACTGGAGTTGTTGATGCTACACTTGTTCAAGGCGTAAATACTTTGGATTGGTCTTTACCAACTACATTTGATGTAATTATCGATTCGACAAGTTCTGATTATGGTTTCGGTGCGGCTTACGATTCAGTTAACGTAGACTATTATAAAAATAGACCTTACTCACAGACTGATATTTCGATGGCTTTAGGTACAACGATACCTACTATTTCATTTAATTATCCATCTGCAACGAATGAATTCGGAGCGAAATACACGCTTACTTTAAACTCGATAACAACGGTTGGAACGGTCAATACTTTGAATATTACATTCACGCCAATAGCCTCATTTACAACGTTTTTTGATGGCTTGGAAGATGGCGACAGATTGTTCAAATTATGGGTAAAATTCGGCAATCTTAACCTATTAGTATTTAACGACCAACTTAGCAAATCACCGCCCGTTGGAGGTCCATTAATTCCTGTTCAAAACATATTTATTGACCATTCAGATAACACAACAGAATCGGTTGATTCTGCTTTGAGTTACGAGGCAAACACGGAAGATGACCTTGCATTTTGTGGTAAGTTCTTACTTGAAAATGGTGCTTCATATGATTCAATGGAATACCGAATAGTAGCTTACAACCCTACAACGTTAGAAAGTTTTGATTTAAATACTTGTTTCTTTAACATTTCAACGATACCTTTTGTTGGCGGTCAGTACATAATTAATCAATCTAACACAGTTCAAAACACGTTACCAACAACAAGCAATAAACGTATTGCTACACTTGTTCTAGAGCCTACAATTGACACTTTAACCGAATACGGTATTAAGGTATATTTTCCATTCTTATTACGTTGGGAGTATTGGTTACAGCAACTCAATGCTGATGCAGATTTTTACCCTAATGAGCAAACTAAAAATTGGTTTAACTTCAATAACTTAGGTGATTGGGAGTTAAGACTAAATATTGAGTTAGTAAAAGACGGATTGGCGTACATTTTTGAAGATACGGTACTTGATAAAGACTACGATTCTGAGCCTTTAATTGTTCAAAACATAGAATTGTACATCGATGCAACTAATACGAACGTAGGCATAGTTACAGAAGGTCAATTAATGCGAGTTATTGCAACTCATTCACTTATTAGTGGGGAAGTTTGGGACGATGCTGTAACCTGGGGAATGATAACAGTTGAACCAACGGAAAGCAACCCAAGATTTATTTCAAGTACTGTAATTGATTACGATAACAATCCAAGCAATCCGCTTATTCCTTTAGTTGGTGAAACGAAATGTAAACTTACTTTTCCAACTCCAACACTTGCAAAGATGGAGTGTTTTTTCAACCCCGATTTAATTAACCTTTCAAACGGTGTCAAATTCACAACTAAAATCAAAGGTTGTTCGCTTGAAAGCCCGATGTTTAAAATAACTACAACAGATTTAGATAAATTGACAACTGATGATGATAATAAAATTATAGCGTAATTATGGCAAATCAAAAAATACACGAATATCCTTTAGAACGTTTTGTTTATGGTGATGACGACTACTACGACATCGATTATTGGGACGGCTTAGTTTATCAAACGGCAAAGATATTAGGCTCAACAATTAAGGCTGCTATGTTGTCAGGCATTGCGATAAGTTTAACAGCTCCGAGTGCGTTTATTGTGGGCGGAAGTCCAACAGATGGAACGGGAACACTTACATTAACGGCTGCGGGACTTGCTAATCAATATATTCGAGGTGATGGAACACTTGCAACCTTTCCAACGAGTGGAGGCGGTGGAAATAGTGTAAATTATTATCTAAATGGTGGTACGGCTGCCAGTGTAGCAACTTACTACCAAATGAGTAAAACGGCTGTTATTGGCACGGGTGTAGATTTCTCGCTTGCGGGTAACGGCTTAATTAGTCAATGGCTTACAGATGTTTCAGACCCAAATGTTACAGAAATTCCGTCAGGAAATTGGAACTTTGAGATGTATTTCAGTGCTAGTTCAAGCGGTGGAGTGCCTAAATTTTACATAGAAATATTAAAATATGACGGGGCAACATTCACAACGATTGCGGATAATTCTTTAGTTCCAGAGCCAATAACAAGCGGGACGGCTATTGATTTATATTTGACGAGCGTGGCGGTACCTTTAACTACTATGTTAACTACTGATAGAATAGCTTTAAGAGTGTACATAGTTGATTCTGTTTTGGGACGAACAATTATTAACCATACTCAGAATTCACACCTTTGCCAAATTATAACGACTTTTTCAAGTGGGGTATCTTCTATTAACGGCTTGACTGAGCAAACGCAATACCTTGCAGTAGGAACGTCAGGAACAGATTTTGCGATTAATTCAGTAACAGATACACACACTTTCAATTTACCAACAGCAAGCGCAACGAATAGAGGTGCTTTAAGTAGTGCAAATTGGAGTACTTTTAACGGTAAACAAAACCAAATAACGCTAACTACAACGGGAAGTGGTGCGGCTACATTTATAGCAGATACTTTAAATATTCCAACGGCAAGCGGAGGCACTCCTGCAGGAACAACGGGACAAATTCAGTTTAATAATGCAGGCGCATTTGGAGCAGATTCGGGGTTGTTTTGGGATAATACAAATAAAAGACTTGGAGTAGGGGCAACACCCGCAACAAATGTAAGGTTAGACATACTAGGACATGGTACATTATCAACTGATTTAGCGTTAAGAGTTAGAAATACTGCTGATACAATTACTATATTAGCATCAAATGCTTTAGGACACATTGAAACAAGAGTAAATAATTCATTCCATTTTAAAACATCTGTAATTGGTAGTTTAAATACTGTTTCTAAGGGAGATTTTGGAGGTTATGAAAATGGAATGGTTGTAGGTCATAGTAATACTATGAATGCAAACGTCAATATGTATATATTTGGAAATAACAACTCAAATAGTTCAAATGGAAATGGAATAATTGCTGGCTATAATAATACAAATTGTAATAGTAATATATTTGGAAATTCTAATTTAAATAAAGCAGGAAATACTTTTGGAAATTCTAATGCAGGAACTTCAAATGTATTTGGTAATAACAATAGTATATCTGTGGCGAATGGTCATGGAAGCTCTGCATTTACAATTGGTAATTTTTTAACTTTATCAAACGCTGTTACCATTAATGATACTATTTTCTTTGGTGTAAGGTCAACACTTGGTTCACCATTTATATCAATGCATCAGAATAATTTAGGTATTGGTGGAGTATTACCTAACTCTACAAATTATGATTTAAACGCAAGGGGAGTATTTTACACTCAAAATGGAACTGCGCCAACTACCCTTGTAGCTGATACTTTTGGTCTATACTCAAATGACATTGTTGCAGGAAACGCAGCCCCTCATTTTAGAACTGAAAACGGTAATATTATAAAACTTTACCAAGAAACAACAGCAATAACAGCAGCTACTTTAACAAGCAATTTAGGTACACCATTAACAAGTACAGATACTATTGACGGATACACTATACAACAAATGGTAAAGGCATTAAGAAATTTAGGTATTTTAGCATAAAAAATAAACATAATTATGGCAATTTTAATAAAAGCAAACAAAGACAAGAGTATCACAATTTTAGGTACTGAATTGAATTTAGAAAGCATCTATGCAAGGCTTGAATTCGCTGCTAGAGCAGACGGTAAAACGCTTGAAATAGCAGTTGTAACATACGCAAGTAGAACTACTTATGAAAGTAACCAACCTATCTTTACAGATGTTCAGCAAGGTAATTTCACAGTCGAAATATTACCAACTGAATTACAAGACATTAATGCAGCTAACAAGTACGCAAGTTTAGCATTTGAGCAACTAGGCTATACAACTGAGATACTATAATTATGGCGTGCGAATGTATACGTATAGAATTTCGACTCCTTGACGAGCTAACTTCTACAGTTGTAGAGTTAGACATTGCAGGCACTTATAACAGCGAGAATTATTACACTTGGACTTATTTAGGTGTAGATTATTATCTGTATTATAATACATCGGGTGGTCAATGGGAAGTTACTTATGGAGGCTTAGGCTCGCCTGCTTTTCCAGTTGCAACGGCTTGGAAAGATTCTGAGCCGCCTTGTCCGCCTTTGGGAAGTATGCCGGTATGGACTCAGATGGGCGCAATATTCGACGAGTTTACTACAGCTGATTGTATACCTATCATTCTTAATTGTGGTATTGAAGACCGTATATTTAGAGAATACATTGCTATTAAATTGCCGCAGTCATTCACTGAACAAGATAGAGGGATAAAAGATTGTTGTTGTGAGCAACTTGTTTTAGGCTCAAGTGCGGAAAGTTGGAAAAATGACCTTACGTCTTTTTGGATAAAACTATCTTCGGATGCAGATACCGCAGAATTTCAGATATTAGATTGTGATGCAAACGTTTTAGGCACTTTCGAGATTAATACTTTCCCAAATGAAATCAATGCTTTCTATGCAACGTGCGATTGGAACGAAATTCTAACTACATACGGTCAAGGCAACTATACACTTGCTATTGAATATAGTATTTCGGGCTTATCAGGGACGTTATTATGGGGTGATTATAAACTATTACCTTATAGCATACATAATGCTCTTAAAACGGCTCGAGTGCGTGCTATATTCAACGGTAAACAAACTATTGACGGAATAGATTTCACAAATTCAAACGTGGAAAGTACGCATAGATTTTACGGTTACTTAGGAAACAGACAACCTAATATGGCAATCGACAATATTATCTACGACAATAGAGAAATGAAGCGAGTAATCAGAGAAAATCTAAACGACTACGAAATTATAACAGACCCTGAAAACGAATGTATTTTACGCCCGTTATTAGAGCTGTTTTTTATCTCGGAAAATGAGTTATTCATATCCGATTATAACGCTCACAATCACTCGTATAGATATTTAGATTTGCCCGTTATCGTATCGGAAAGTCCAGAAGTTGAGTACAAAGATTTCAGCAGAAAAGCGGTTTTAAAATGTAAAGTAGCGGATAAATTCAAGAGTCAACGTACTTTTTATTAACTTTGAAGCTGAAACCATAAGATATAATGAATGAAATAGCAGAAATTACTAAAAAATACGGAGTGACGGGAGTGTTGTGCGCTTGGCTCTCGATTACTACTATACGAGTGAATAACTTAGAAACGAAACTTGAGGATTGCTGGAGTGATAGGATGTATGAAATCCGTAACCAACAAAAAAGCGAAAATAAAACGGAATCACCTTCACATTTATTTGCTATTATTCCCGAAAAATTAACCGTAAAAATAAAAAAAACATGAATTTAATCGAACGAATTAAGACAAGAACGCCTTTATCAGACCGTAAAAAAGGTAAAATTGCAACGGCTATCGGTGTTGCCTGTGCAACCATTCTAACATTAGGAGTTGTTACGGCTCCGCTTGGAATCACTTTATTGTCAGTTGGTGCTGCTATATTTGGCGGCAAGGCATTATTTCACGCTCAAAAAGTAGTAAAATGATACTATCGAAACACGTCACCATTGAAGAATTCGAGCGTTCATCTACTGCGGTGAAACACGGCATATCTAATAAGATGGGATTTACTGAAAAAGAAGCTGCTATACAATTGTGTGAAAATGTATTCGAGCCTATCCGAGAGCACATCAAACGACCTATTAATATAAGTAGTGGGTTTCGCTCGCTGCGTGTGAATTCTCGCATTGGAGGGGCTGTTTCAAGTCAGCATTGTAAAGGTGAGGCGATGGACGTTGATTTGCACGATAAAGAGTTATTCGATTGGATAATTGAAAATGTTGTGTTTGACCAAATGATTGCAGAATTTCCGATAAATGGCAAAGCAAGTTGGTTCCACATATCTTATAAAAAAGGGAGAAACAGAAAGCAAGCATTAATTGCTGTAAAAAAGAACGGTAAAACTTCTTATTTACCTTACGAAGAGAATTCTAATCTACTATTTTAATGCATTTTTCTACGTAGTTCTACTTAGTTTATCTACGTAGTTCTACGTATTTTTCAACTTATTTTGTGATTTATTGTTATATAAAAGAAAAGTTTATATATATTTGTAAGACAAAACAAAACAATATGTATTTAGAAATGTCAATATCAGAATTCAAAGCGTGGTGTGTTAATCACAAAAACGAACTTAAAAAAGTTCAATCTTTGAGAATCCAAACAAGTAAAGGAACAGCTTCACACGACAATTTAAAAAGTTTTGGAGTTAACATTTTAGAACTTGAAAAAAGAAAATTTACTAGTATGACTATAACATCAGTATTTGACAAGGAATTACAATACAATGGTAAAGCGTATGGAACAGCAGAAGTTTTTTACGATTTATTTTTGAATGATAAATTAGATAGAATAGAATTTAACGCAGGATTTGCAAAACTTTAAATTATGTTAGAAAAAATACAAACACTTCATTTAAGAGCCTCAGACTATTTAAATATGTACGAAGGTATGATTGAACGTTTAAACACTATGAAGGCTTACAATCGTCTCGCAGGGGCAAACGGGTTCACTTTAAAAGACACTGAAATAGTTGAAGCAGGAATAAAACGTTTAAAATACAGTTATCAAAAAACATTAGCACAAATTTTAGAATTATGACACCAAAAGAGAAAGCCGAAGAATTAGTGGATAATATTTTTCAGATTTTAGTTCAAAGAGGCGAACACCATTATACATTGAATTATACAAAACAATGCGCGTTACTTGCAGCTGAGAATATACGTACAGAAATGGTCCAGGCACAGAATTACGAAAGAGCAATTTATTGGAGAGATGTTAAATCACAAATTTTAGAATTATGAAAGAATTAAAAGATACCTTAGTCACGTTGTGTATAATGATTGATGCATACGAAAACAACCCATCTAAGCAACTTGAACGCTCAATAGAAGTATTAGTTAACGACTTGACAAATGAACGTGAATGTGCCAAAAAAGTTGCATTTTTAGAAAAGAATTTAACCGAGATTTTAGAAGTAGTTGAAGATTACGACCTGGAAGATTCACAAAAAATTAGAGTAATAACAAAAATAGCGGAACGATGAAAACTAAAATTAACACATTTATAAAATTAACTCCAAACCTTGCGCAGATGGTAAGACACTGGAGAGGTCAAAAGTCCGAGAATGACAAAGGCGGAAGTTTTAACGTAACTCTTTACCTTGATTATTTAGAAGTTATTAACCAACAAGTAGCGAAATGACAAAAGAACAATTTAACCTAACCGTTATAATGTCAATACTTCCAAGCGTTGCCGATAAACTTGAAGATTTTCCGTTCAGATTCAAGGCGAAACAGCTACAAAATGAAGTAGTGAGAACGATAAGAAATCAGGACAAGCATTTTATGGATATAGCAGATAAGGAAACGATAATTCAACAAAACGATATACAAAGAGCGTTTTTAGGGTGGTTAGATGAACAATTTAAAGATATTACAGATGAAACAAATTGATTTAAAAAAAGTGGTTTACATTTGCGAGCGCAACGGGTTAATAAAACCATCTCGTAAAAGGGAAACGGTATACGCACGCGCAGCAGCATTTAACTTTATTAGACAAAACACGGAGCTTTCTTTAACTGCAATAGGTGAGTTATTCAATAAAGACCACGCAACGGTATTACACGCCTTAAAAGTGTACTATTATTTCGTTAAAGAAAAAGACGAAATCTTCTTATGGAACATTAAAAGCATTGAAGCTCAGCTCAACAACTGCGAGAAAGTAACTATTGTTTACACTAAACGCCCTTTGTCAACTATCCGCAGAATTAATTATTTTAGAAGTCCCAGGTTAAAGGTAAAATCAATTAATTATGAAGATAATAACTAAGAATATGAGAACATTAAGACGAGAAATCAACCGATACCGGACTTTAGAAGTTCAACTTATCAATTTCCCTAACAACGTTAGAAAATTTGAATTTTATGGCTACGTTAAAAACGATGGTGTGAGCAAAATGAAAGGTATTACGATTTATAATTTCGATACTATTTCGTACTTATCAACATCTGAAAAAGGATTTTATCATTGTGTTGGTCTTAACGGAAAGATATTAACACAAATAATTTTAATTAATAATCAAATATTATGGAAATAGAAATTTTTAAGGATGTTTTAGGTTATGAGGGAATTTATCAAATATCAAATTCAGGTTTGGTTTATTCATATCCTAGATGCTGGATTACGGGAAGGTCAAATGCAATTGTTTGTCATGAGGGAAAATTATTGTCACAATCAATAAGTGAAAAAGGTTATTTTAAAGTTCATTTATGCGTTAATGGCATTAGAAAAAAAAGATTAGTACATCAATTAGTTGCTGAAAGTTTTTTGAATCACAAGCCTTGTGGGTTAAAATTAGTTGTTGACCATATTAATGATATTAAAACTGATAATAGAGTTGAAAATTTACAAATTGTAACAAATAGGTTTAACACTAAAAAAACTAAAAACAATAACGATTCATCAAAATATAGAGGTGTTTGTTTTTATAAGCCATTACAGAACTGGCAATCTTCAATACATATTAACGGTAAAACTGTATTTTTAGGCAGATTCACAGATGAATATGAAGCACATTTAGCCTATGTAAAAGCATTAAATCAAATAATTTTAAAACAAAGCGAGTAATTAGATATTATTTGTATATTTGTGGCATAACGGACAGGTTATAAAAGAAATTATTTAAAACCCTTTTGAATTAGTAGAGCTGTCCCTCGAAAGTTTAAAGGGGTTTTGTCATTTAATAATGGACAGATTATGGATAAACCAATTAAAATAGTAAAACCTTTTTTTAAGGTAAATTTTGAAGACTTGCAATTTGCAAAAGATTTCTTCGAAAATGAAAAGCATTATATCGAATGGCTTTTTTGCATTTCTGAGTATTATCAAGACAATATTATTGTACCAAAAACTAAAATTGTTGCAAAATATTTCAATAACTACAAAAAGACGATGGATTTTATTATTGATTCTAAAGCGAAAGGTAAAGAGGGTGCAATGATAAAAGCTGAAAAACAACAAGTTAACAACGATACCCTTGAAGGGGTACTTGAAGGGGGCTTTAAGGAACCCTTGCAGCTAATAATAAAGAATAAAGTATTAAGTAATAAACATAAAGAATTAACTAACGCTATCGCTTTAGATTTTGATTTATTTTGGAATATTTATAATAAAAAAATTGATAAGGAAAAATGTTTAAAAGTATGGAGAAAAATAAAAATGGAAGAAATACCATTTATTTTATCACAAGCAAAATTGTATGTTAAATCAAATACAGATATTCAATACCGTAAAAATCCATTAACTTGGTTAAACGGTAAGTGTTGGAACGATGAAATTTCCGCTCCTGAAGAGAAAATTATTTATGCATTTCACAATAGAATAATTGACTGATGTATAAAAGACTTGAAAACGTAAAGACCGAATTAGACCATTTCAGAACAAATGGAGTTGAAAGAGGCAAAGATATAGGTTGGACTTGGGA